ACGTGCAGGCCGTCCGCCCGCAGCCGGGCGAAGGTGGAGACTGCGTTGACCGTCTCGCTGTTGATGCGCAGCGTGATGGAATCGTTGGCGGACAGATCCAGATCGTCGGCCAGCGACTTGATGGCCGTGGTGTACAGCTCCGGGATGGTGGCCGTGCCGATCATGGCCTCCACGGCGGTGATCTTCCCGGCCTCCAGCGCCTTCGCGAAGATTTCCAGGAACGCGCCGCGCTGGCCGCTGATATTCTGGCCGTCCAGGTTGGTCACCAGCAGGTCGGTCTCGATCACCTTCTGCCCGTAATCCGTGTCCGCCGCGGGAAGGCCGGTCTCCGGGTCAATCACCGTGATGTCCTCGGTGGCGATGGTGCCATCCGCCTGCACCACGATCTTGTAATAGGCGTCGTTGCCCTGCGCGTCCACGCCCTTGATGACCATGTCCCGCACCACAGACGAAATGAACATGCTGCTCTGCCCGGCCAGCCGGTCCAGGTTCAGCGTCTCGCCCACGCCGGTGGTGAACAGGTTGGTGTCCGCGGTCAGGGTGCCCACGCTGGCCGTGCCGATCTGCGCCGTGCCGATCTGCGCGGAGATGAGCTTCGCCAGCGCCGCCGCGAGCTGATCGGTCTCGATGGTCTCGGCGGTCAGGGCGTTGATGTGCGCCGCCACGGCGTTCAGGTTCATCGTGTCGATGGCCCCGGCCGCGATCTTGTCCGCCGTGACGGATCCCGCCGCCAGCTTGTCGGTCTCGATGGCGCCGGCGGCGATCTTGATGGCGGTGATGGCGTTGGCCTGTATGGCGTCGGCGTTGATGCTGTCTGCCTGCAGGTGCTTGGTCGTGATGATGTTCTCGCCGAGCTGCGCCGCGCCGATGGTGCCTGGGGCCAGCTTCCCGCCGCTGATGCCGCTGGGGAGCTGCCAGGAGGCCACCTTGATGGTCGTGTCCCGCAGCGTGCCGAAGGTCATGCGCTCCGGCCGGCTGTGCACCGTGTCCCACTCCATGCGCACCAGCTCGAGCTGTGCCTCGATGCCCAGGGGCTTGTGCTTCACGGTCACCAGATCGTACAGGAAGCAGCGCTCCAGCTCCCTGTACTGCTGATAGTCCTCACTGTCTCCCAGCAGGCTGCACTCCATCTCAAGGGTGATCTCCGGCAGATCGCAGCCGGTCTCCAGCAGCTCCTGCGCCTGCTTGCGCATGTTGGTGCGCGCGATGGCCTCGGTCACGCCGTTGGTGCCGACCTTGCAGTCCTCGCAGCGCAGCACGTACACGTGCGGCTGGGCGTAGTTGTTGATGAGCGGGCTGTCGATCCACTGCGTGCCCTCCAGGAAGAGCGGCGCGCCGTCCTTGGTCTCGCCCACCGGGATCACGCGCGTCACCAGGTTGGATTCGTCCACCGTGTAGCGCACGCCCGCCAGATTCTTGCCGTACTCGATGCGCAGCCCGCGGTCCCGGCCCGCGCGCTTGAGGAAGAACAGCTCGTAATTGTCCCGGATGAGCTGCACGCCCCAGCGCCCCAGCACGCCGGTCTCCGGATCCATCAGCGCCTCGATGGGGTTCACCAGCTCCCACGCCACGCCGGTGCGGGTGTCGGCCACGTCCGTGAAGGCGGTGAAGTCGTGCTCGGCGACGCAGTTGTCCAGGATGCCGTCCAGCGCGTCCGGCAGGCTCACCGAGCCGTTTTTCTTGTAGGTGGTCACATTTTTGAGGAGCTGATAGCTCACATGCAGCGCCGTGGCCGTCACGCCGTCGTCATTCTGCTCGACGCTCTGGATCACGAAAAGCTGCGGGCGTATGCTCCAGCTCGGCAGCACGCTCTCCATGCCGTCCGTGTCCTCGGGCAGCGTCTCGATGATCTCGAAGGATATGGCGTTGGGCTCCATCCAGCCGGTGCCGTATTTAGAGGTCTTCACCTTCCAGCGCCCCTCGGCGGGCTTCGAGGTCACGACGACCCTTGTGCCGCCGGGCACCAGCTTCAGCTTCTTGTTGCCGGTCTTTTTCTTGTACAGGTAGCGCTGCGCCTTCGGGATTTCGGAGTTCGGGCGCACCGTGTACACCTCGACGCTCGTCACCACGGCCCCGTTTTCGATCTCCGGCGTGGTGCGCACGGGCACCTGCGCCGTGATGATGTTCCCGGCGACCAGGCCGCGCCACTTGCCCCACGGGTCATAGGACTGCTCGATCTGCAATTCACTGGTGCCGCCGGCCTCCTCGGTGAAGAGTCCGGAGCGCGGCATCAGCGCGCCCACCAGGCCCGCGGTGTCCAGGTTGTCGTCGAACGGTCCATAGACATAATGCTCAGCCATTTACAGATACCTCCAGCGCGGCGTGACCCTGATCTCCGTGACGTTGCCCGTCGCGAGCACCGCCGTCTGGCCCACGTTCAGCACCGGCCAGTCGGTGGCGACCGTCACCATGGCGTTCGCGCTCTCGCCCGTCGCGATCAGATAGGCCTCTTTGGCCTCGCAGTCGATGGCGATGGTGCCGTCCAGATCGTCGATGCCCAGCGTGTCGATGCCGACCATCAGGCCGATGTCGCCGCTGCCGGTGAGCTCGATCAGGGGCTGCGCCTCGGCGGTGCAGGGATTGGTGATGATCTTGCTCCGCGTGAAGCTGATCGGGTCGGCCTCCGGGTACATGTAGCGATGGGGCTGCACCCTGAAGGGCACGGTCACGTTCCAGCCATCGTCGATGGGGCAGGGCGTGAGCGTGAAGGCCGACGTGCGCCGCGCCTTCCAGAACCACGGCCAGCTGTTGAACCGAAGCTGCCCCTCGCCGGAGAGCCACGCCATCAGGCCGTTGATGTTCGCCTCCGGCGGCACGTACAGCGCCACGGGCATGTCCACGGCCTCCAGCGCGTTGTCGCTGAAGAACTGGCTGCCCTGCACGCCGGGCGTGGACTCCCACTCGCCCCGCGCCTCGGCGGCGGGGATGGCGGGCAGCGTCGTCACCACGCAGCCGAACTCCCGGCTGGTGTGCGCGCCGAAATACATGGTGTGCTTCATCCTCTGCTCCCCCTCGCCGTCGCGTCCGCGGCCATCTGCGCGTACAGCGCCCGCCCGAAGCGCCGCGCCTCGCTGCGGGTGAACGCACCGCTGTAGCGGATTTCATTATACTGAGTGATCGCCGGCTGCGCCGCCGCGCGGGTGGGCTCGCCGCTCATGGCCGCCGCCGGGACGATGCCCGAAGGGTTGACCAGGTTGCTCATGGCGCGCTCCACGGCGTCCGCCTGCCGCGCCACGCCCCGGATCAGACCCTCGGCGGTGTAGCTGCCGATGCGCTCGAACACCCGGGAGGGCGAGTGCACCTCCAGCGTGATCCGCGCGCCACTCTCTGCCGCCTGCGCCAGCTGCCGCGCCGCCGCGTACACCGCGCCGCGCTTACTCAGCAGGCCCTGCACCAGACCCGCGCCGGCGTTTTCGCCGATCTTCCTGAACACGCGGGAGGGCGAATTGACCTGCAGCGCGGACTGTGCGCCCTTGACGGCGTTGTCGCCCAGCTCTGAGCCCGCCTCACTGGCGTCGCCGTTGCCTTCGCTCAGGCCTTCGCCGAAGCCCGCCGCGCCGTTTTTGCCGACATCGGCGAACATGGTCCTGAAGCGTTCGGTGTTGTCGGTCATGTCAAGCCCGTCGATGCCTTCAAACACGCCCTCGTCCAGTGCCAACTGGATTGCGGTGCCCAAATAGTCCAGATCAGCGCCCTCGGTGGCGCTGTCGATCTCATTGGTCAGATTCTGCAGCAGCATCGCTCCCCAGCCTTTTGCAAATCCCTTTTCAACCGGATTATTTTCAGGGTTGAACGCACGCTCAAGCGTCTGCTCGAAATTGTCTGCGAATAAAGTCTTCAGCGTGTCGCTTGCGTCCTCCGGATTGAGCTGCTCGTTCATCACCTGCTGCAACTCCTCGGCCAGCTTCATCTTCTCGACGGCCTGTTGGATCTGCGCTGCCGCCTCCGGGTTCGCCGCCTCTAGCGATTGCCCCATGCCTTGGAGCATTTCGAGGATGGACGCCTTGTAGCTGTCCTCTACGCCCTGTTTGTTCTTCTCCAGATTCTCACTGAGCGTTGTCGCCGCGGCGTTGTAGGCCTCCGCGCCCAGCTCGTCATACTTGGCGTTCAGCTCTGTGAGGTCGGCCTGATACTGTGACTCCAGTTCGGCGATCTGCGTGTCCCGGTTTATTTTTTCATACGCGAAGCCCCTCGACACCGTCTCGATGTCCCTGGCGCTGCCCGCCTTGGTGATCTTCGAGGCCTGCTCGCCCGCTTCTCCGGACAGGCTCTTGGCGTACTCCAGCTGTTCGATGGTCTTTTGTACGGCGGCCTCGATCTCATCCAGCTCGCCCAGGTGCTGCAGCACGTACTCGGTGGATTTGCCCGCCATGGAGTGAATGAAGGCCACTGTGGCCGCTTCCTGGCTTTGCAGATCCGTCTTGAGTGCTTCGCCCTTCGCCGTGATGTTGGCGACGTCCTGATCGTAGGTGGCGGAGTTCACGTCCAGCTTTGCGATCTCCTCGTTCACCCACGTCTCGATCTGGTCTACGGCGCTGCTGTACAGCGCGCGCACCTTTTCCTCCAGCCCGGACACCACCTCGGTGGTATCGGGCAGGCCGTCGGTCAGCGCGGTGCCGATTTCGTCGTATACGTTGGTGACCTCGGTCTTCAGGTTCTCGGTGTCCAGATTCAGATTCGGGTCCAGCGTCATATCAAAAGCGCGTTTCCCCCGGTCGTATAGCTCCTGATCTACCTCGCCGAACAGCCGGTCCATGCTGCGCTCCAGCGTGGGCAGCTTCAGGTCGAGCTGCGTGAGCCCGGCCACCAGCGCGGCCACGCCCGCCACGCCCAGCGTGATCCAGCCGGCGGGGCCGGAGAACACGGTGAGCAGCGTCTTCGAGGCGGCGGCGATCTTGCTCATGGAGCCGAGTATGCCCAGCGCGCCGGTGATCATCAGGCCGGTCTGCAGCGCCGCGCGCATCTGCTCGTCGTTCATGCCGGAGATCGCGTCGCTCAGCTTGCCCAGCGCCTCGGCGGCCATGTCCACGTAGGGCGCGAGGCTGCGCCCGAACTGTATGGCGTTCACTTTCAGGCTGTTCAGCGCCATGTTGAGCCGCGCCGCGCGGTTGTCCGTCACGGTGGCGAAGGCCTCATCCAGTCGTCCAGCGCTGCCCGCCATCGCGCCCAGCGCGTCCCGATAGTCCCCGGCCGCCGCGCCGCCCAGCAGCATCACCTTCGAGAGCCCCTCCACGTTGCCGAACAGCTTCGCCAGCGCTTCGGAATCGCCGTGGGTCTTTGCCTCCACGTCCGCCAGAAAGCCGGTCAGCCCCTTCGCCTGCAGGGATGCCGCGTCGAAGGACAGGCCCAGCGCCGCGGCGGTCTCCTGGGCTTCCTTGGTGGGCTTCAGCACGCTGGACATGATGGCCTTCAGGCCGGTGAAAGCGCTGTTGGTCTGCACGCCGTTCTTGGTCAGCGCGGCCACGCTGGCCAGCACCTCGTCCAGGCTCACGCCCAGCTGCGGCGCGAGGCCGGTGACCTGGCCCATCTGCTTCGCCATGTCGCCCAGCGTGGTCTTGCCCTTGTCCTGAGCGATCAGGAACTTCGAGTAAACGGCGTCGGCCTGATCGTAGGCGATGCCCCAGGCGTTCATGGCGCTGGTCGCGCCGTCGATGGCGTCGTCCAGCGTCGCGCGTCCGGCCTTCGCCGCCTTGCCCGCCGACTCCATGAAGCTCATCACGTTCCTGGTGTCCACGCCGGCCGAGAGCGCCCCGTAGGCGCTTGCGGCGATTTCCTTCGCCTCGATGCCCGTGCGGCGGGATGTCTCAAGCGCCTGATCGGACAGCTCGTCCAGGCTCATGACCGTCTTGTCCGCCAGCGTGTCCACCATGCTCATCTCGCTCTCGAAGTCCATGAAGGATTTCACGCTGCCAGACACCGTGGCGGTGATCGCCGCGCCCATGGCCTTGGCCAGCTTCGCGGCGGTCTTCTCCGCCTGCGTGGCCACGTCCATCAGCGCCTTCTTCTGCGCCTCGGTGGCCGCCTTCAGCTTTTCGGTCTTGGCCGCGGTGCCGTCCATCTCGTCGCCCAGGGCGTCGAGCGCCTTTTCAGTCTTTGCCACCTGCGCGGAGGTGTTGTTGTACTCCCGCGCGAGCCGCTGCGCGTGGTCGCTGTCCTTTCCCTCTGCGGCCACCACGCGCTCATATTCCTGCCGAACCTCCTCCAGCTTGCGCTTCTGGAGCTCCAGCTTGTCCCGGAGGGCGTCGTAGCGGGCGGTCTGCGCGGCGAGGCTCTTGTCGCCCGCGTCGAACTGGGCGTCCACCACGCGCTGCTCGCTGGCGACGCCCTTCAGCGCGTTGCTGATTTCCTTCAGCTTTTGCGAGTAGCTGCCCTCGCCGGTCAGCTCTATCGTCGTTTTGATCGTCCGTGCATCCGCCATGATGTCCCTCCGTTAATCCTCGATCTCGTCGCCCGGCGCCATGTCCTCAAACATGTCCCGCTTCGGCATGCCCGTGGCCTCGCACCAGGCGTAAAGCTCCGCCGGGCTCATCTTCCAGAATCCTCTAAGGTCGTGCCCTCCCGTGACGGCGCGGTAAGCCCGCATCAGTTGCCGCCACGGGAAGGCGCGTTTTTTGAGCCGTCCCCGCTGTCCTCGTCCTCGTCGTCGCCGGAGCGCATCATGGCCAGCACGGCGTCGGAGACCACGTTGGAGAGGCTCGCGTAGTTCGCAAAGGTGTACACGCTCTTGGCAAACTGCTCCCACGTGAGCTTTTCGCCCGCCGAGAGCATGGCCCCGTAGGTGAGCGCCATCAGCGCCCGTGCGCGGCCCTGCACCAGCTCGCCGATGATGATGTCGATGCTCACCACCCGGCCGTACCGATCCTCGTACACGCCCTCGGCCTGCGCCAGCGCGCCCAGATCGAAGTCCATGCGGCGGGTGCTGCCGTCCTGCAGCGTGATCACGGCGCTGCGCGCCTGCATGCCCAGTTCTGCGATCATATTCGCCTCCAAATGGTTCGGAGGGGCCGCCGAAGCGGTCCCTCTGTCGTCTCTTAGCCGTTGCCTTCGCCGGGAGTCTCCGTGCCGGTCGTGCTCTTGCGCACGCTGGCGAAGAACGCCGCCATGGCGGTCTTGTTCTCGCACACCGCGCGGCGCCTCAGCATGTTGTTGTCGGGCGCGGCCATGGCCTCGAAGGTGTAGGTCTCGGTGTTGGAGGATTCGGCGTCCGTGGCGGTCTCATCGCTCTCGTCGCCCTTGCTGCCGGTGCACCAGTAGTACCAGACGCACTTGTAGGTGCCGTCCGACATGCGGCGCGCCCAGCCCACGGCCACGTTCTTGGGCTGATTGTCCGGGCCGTCCTCGTATTCGCCGCTTACCGCCGCCGCCAGGCCGTGCAGCAGCTCCATCTCATCCTCCATGGAGACGGTGCGGCTCTCGTAGGTGATGGTGGCGCTCGCCGCGCGCTTGTTGTTGCGGATCAGCTGATCGCTCTCATACACCTTGTTCTCGCCCTGGGAGACGGAAACGCCCACCCGGGCCGTGCCGCCGATGACCTTCGGCATGCCGTAGGTCACCGTGGTGCCGTCAGCGCCCAGCGTGGCCACCGCGGCGTAAAAATCAGTTACGCCGACTTTGATCGCTGTGGATTTGGACATTTAGTCCTCCTTTCGCTTCGTCGCTCGAAGCTCATCTCGATAGTATTCGCCCTCCATCACCTGGCTGCCCATCGTGACGGCAAAGCCCGCGGCCTGGCAGGCGGCGCGGACGCTTTGCACGGCTTCCGGGTCATATTCCAGCTGATAGACGTAAATCTGGAAGATCTCCCAGACCATCAGCAGCACGTCGCTTTCGTAGATCGGGCGCTCGCCGCTCATGCGGTAAACCGCGCCCCTGTCCCGCTGGCCGTTCATGGCCAGATGGTCGGCGGGCAGCACCGTGGCAAGCGTCTGCTGAAGCAGCTCCTCGTTGTTCATGTTCTCAGCCTCCCGCCTCGTTCCAGATGGCGATCATGCTCTCCACGGCGCGGTCCGCGCTGCTGTCAACGCCCTCGGCCATGAAGCCGACGCCGGGACGGTACTTTTTGCCGTACTTGCGGCCGTACTCCTGTACAAAGCCCACCGTGGCGTTGCGCTCGGTATGGCCGTGGCGGCTCGCGTTGCCCTGCGGCCACACCTCCACCGTGCCGGAATCGGAGTACACGGTCACGGCGCCTGGCCTGATGGACTTGTGCAGCGCGCCGGTATCGATCAGACCGTGGCTGCTGACGCTGTTCTTCACGCCCTCGGTGACGATGTCGGCGGCGCTCTTGAGCATGCGCTCCATCACGTCGCCGGACACCTGGCCGCGCTTGGCGATCTCGTCCGCCAGCTCCTGCAGGCCCTCGACCTTAAACGTCGCCATCCGTCCGGCCCTCCACGCGCGCGCAGCTCAGCTCCACCATGCGGTTCTTATCGTTGCGGTACTGCCGTACCACCTCGTACTCGCGGCCCTGATAGCTCAGGCGGCGCTCGTCCTGATAGTCCCACTGCCAGAGCTGGAACTTCGCCTCCAGCTCGAAGCCTGCCTGGGAGGCGTCGAAGAATTCACGCTCGCCCACGGACAGGGCCCGGGCGAAAACCGCGCGGGCCTCGTCGTATTTGGGTTTGCGCTTGAGATTGCCGCCCACGTAGCGCTCATCCGTCGGGATCAGGATGATCTCGTCATGCATCGGCGTTCTCCTCCCTGTACCGGTCGGTGAGCTTCATCGACAGCTTTATGCTCTCGTAGATCGCCCGGCAGGCCTCGGCCTCCGGGCTGTTGGGCTCGAAGTGGCCCCTCAGATACATCCGCAGGGCCTGATCGTACAGGGCGTCGTCGTCCTGTTCGGCCACGCCCGCGGTTTTGAGGTCCGCCACGGCGGTGTCCAGCAGCGCGTCCAGCTCCCTGTCAAAGGTCTCCGTGGTCAGCCGAACGGCCTGCCGCGCCTCTTTCCTGGTCAGCATGTCCGCGCCTCCTTACGATCAGGCCGAAGGCATGACCAGGGCAAAGGCCTGCTCGTCGTACACGTCGCCGTCCACGATAGCATAGCCCATGTAATCCGTCTCGCGCGCCTTGACGTGCTCCTCGGTGTGCATGGTCATGTCCTGGTTGGTGTTCGCCCAGTAGCCCGCGAAGGCGTTGGCGAACAGCACCTCGCCGTCGGACATGGCGTCGTCCACCACGACGCTCTTGCCCAGCATCCGGGCGACCGCGCCCTCGGTGATGTTGTCGCTCAGGAAGATCGGGCGCTTCTGGAGATCCTTGATCTCAGCCAGCACCGTCCAGGCGGTGGTGTTGTTGCAGTAGACGGTCACGCCGCCCTGCAGGCTGGAGTGCACCTTGGCCATCGCCGTGCGCAGGATGGTGTCGGTCATGCCGTTCGCGGCGGTGTAGGTGACCACCTGCGGCGTGCCGGTCTGCGCCAGCAGCGCGGTCTTGATGCCCTTTGGCTCCGGCTTGAAGGTCTGGCTCGCGCCCGGCTTGCCCTTGCCGCTGTAAACGGCGGTGCCCAGCGCCGCGCCCATGCGCTCGCCGATCTCCTGCTCGATGAACGGAATGAAGTCCGCCACGGCCATGGCGCGCAGCTTCCAGGAGACGGTGACGGCCTTGGCCAGCTCGCAGCCGGTCAGGCTGATCTCCGCGAAGGCATTCTGCTCGTCCGCGGTGGGCGTGGCCTCGTCGTACCAGGCGGCGTCGCCGGCGGTGATGCCGGTGTGCTTCTTCATGGTCAGCGTGCCGCGCACGTTGAACTTGCGGACCGCCGCCCAAAGCGGATGGTTCTCCGCGGCGCGCTTCCAGATGCCGGCCACCACGGTCTCGGGGATCAGCACGGCGGTGTTCTCGGTGGTGTGGGTGTAGGCCCGCAGCTCCGGGTTCACCTGCGCCATCACGTCGCGCTGCTCCTGCGTCATCTGGCCGCCCATCATCCAGCGCGCCCAGGCGTCGCGGTACTCGGCGCTGGCGGCGGTCATGCGGGTCTCGCCGCTGCCGCTGTCGCCCGCGGATTCGCCGGTGATTTCGCCCATGGGGTTGCCGTTGCCGGCGTTCATGCGGTCGATCATGCTCTGGCGGCGCTGGATCGCGGAGCGCTCCTCCTCCAGCTTGTTCAGCTCGGCCTCGATCTCGTCCAGGTTGCACTCGCCGTCACCGGTGAGCATGCCGCGCAGCTCGCGCATACGCGCTTCGATTTCGCGAAGACGCTTGTTCATGGTCATTCCTCCTCTGTCTGTGTGGTTATGGTTCTCGCGATCAGCGCCCTGCGGCGCTCTTCCTTCGCACGCTTTTCGCTCTCCAGCCGTGCCTTTTCGCTCTCCAGCTCAAAGGCCGCGCGCGCTTCTTTGACCCAGGTGTCGTCGTACGCGGGCACGGTGACCACGGAAATATCCAGCATCCGCTCGATGCGCTTCACCGTGCGCGTATGAGTCGCCCTGTCGTATGTCTCCCCATCCGGGGCGACGATGAAGGCAAAGCTGCACTGAAGCGCGCCCTGCCTGATCAATTCATAGCAGTCGCGGGAGAAGCTGGTGTCGAACAGCTCCGCCCGGAAATAGACGCCGTCCGGCTTGATCTCGATGGTGAGGCTGCCGCCCCGCATCCTGGCCAGAATCAGCGCGTTGTTGGAGTGGTTGTACTTGAGGCAGCAGTCCTTGATCTCGCAGCCCTCGAAGGCGTTGGCCTCGATGATCTCGCGGTACTCAATGCCGTCCTCGTCGGTGAACAGCACCGTGGAGGTGTTGAATACCACCGCGCGGCCCTCGACGACCATCTTGCCGCCCTCGGCCTCCTGCAGCGCGCGGATCTCCGTTGCCATGCGGTACTCTTTAGTTTTGTTCTTCATCGGTTTTGACCTCCTTCGGGGCGTTGCTGCCCTGGTTCCAGTTCTGGATCAGCTGATCGCCGCCGGGCACCGGCCCCAGGTTGAAGATTTCGCGGCCCTCGTCGATCTTGATGATGCCCAGCATGCCCATCGTGTTGAGCAGGTTGGTCTTGGTGTTCGCGCTGGCGTACTGCAGCCGGTTGGCCTCCACGGCGATGCGGTGCCCCTCGGCGATCTCCCGCCGCGTGAACAGCTTCTCGGTGAATTCCAGGGAGAGCTGGATCGCAATGGGCTCCAGCGTGGACTCGTAAAAGGCGTTCCACTCGTCCTCGGAGTAGCTGCCGCGCACGATCTTTTCGTTCAGGCCGAAGTAGCTGTACACCTCGTCCTTGATCTGGCGGCGCTCCTCGGCCTTCACCGTGTACAGCTTCGAGGGATCCAGCGGCGAATATTCCATGTCCGCGTCCAGCGCCGCGATGCCGGAGGCGTCCTCCGGGTTGGCGTAGTCGCGCACGAACTCGTCGCGCCGCTTCTTGGTCTCCCTCGGATCCAGTGCCTTCTTGGTTACGCGCAGAATGCCCCGCAGCGTGGTGCCGCTCTTGATGGCGTTCAGCGTGCCGGCGTTGGAGGCGTTCACCAGCTCCACGGCGTCGTTCATCGGCGCGTTGTCCGCGCCCAGCACCTGCCGCTCGGCGAAGTGCCTGCGCAGGTGGATGAGGCTTTCGTAGTCCGCCCAAAAGTCCCGGCCGGAGGTGAGCGTGAAGTGCATGATCAGCGCGCCGGTGGTGGCGTCCTCCTCGGCGGTCACGCTGGTGTAGTCCACCGGATACAGCCCGATCAGCCGCGAGCCGCGCCAGTGGATGAAGGCGAAGGCGTTGTTTTTCAGCAGCAGCTGAGAGGCCAGTTTGTACAGAAAGTCGTAGCTGTTCATGGCCGGGTTGGGGCGCAGCGCCAGCAGGCGCTCCAGATCGTCACGCACCGGCGCGTCGCCCAGCATGTGCCTGGGCTTGAGCTTGCCCGCGTGCCGAGCCACGGCGTCCACGGCCTCGCGCACGGTGGCGCTCTTGTAGGCCAGCGGATTCGCCCATGCCGCGCCGTCGCCGACCACCTGCACCCGCGTGCGGCTGCGCCGTGGGATCAGTTTGTCAAATAGTCTCATGCGTCACGCTCCTAGCTCGCCTGCTCCACGTATGCCATGTAATCCTCATAGTGTTTCACGTACCCCACCCAGGCGTTCAGCAGGGAAACGGTGCCGTCGATGCGCATCTTTTCGTTGATCTTCTTCGGCTCGATGCTCTCGATGCCGTCCGCGTTCCGGCTCTTCGCCCTTGTGTTGGTCAGGCACCACTTGGTGATGGGGTTGTTGTCGTAGTTCACCCGGTGCGCGGCCAGCGCCGCGCCCATCTCCTTCATGGGCTGCGACCAGGTGAACGCGCCCTGCGGGATGCGCTCCATGTCGAACCAGTCCGCCATCTCCTGCACCCAGTAGCCGGCGAAGGCACGGTCGTAGCACACCCAGAGCGGCCGGATCTCGTACTCGCGGTACAGCTTCAGGAACCACTCTGTCACCTGGTGGTAGTCCACCACGTTGCCGGGGCAGATGGTAATCAGGCCGCGCTGCTCCCACGTGCGATAGGGCGCCTCTCTGGTCTTGCCGTCGGCCTCCAGCTGCTCCACCCGCTTCTCCGGGATGAAATAGTGCTGGCGAACGTATACCTTGTCGTCCCCGCGCCTGCGCACGATCAGCGAGGCGCAGGTCAGGTCCGTGGTGGCGGAGAGGTCCGCGCCGCCGATGGCGTAGCAGCCCCGCAGCGCCTCCAGCTCGCAGGTCTCCGGGTTTTCGATCTCGTCGAAGGACAGCCACGCGTCGTCCGCGGTGGCAATCATGTCGAATTCCTTGCAGAGCAGGTTCGGCATGTAGCGCGGGTTCGCCCTGGCCTTTTGCACCTTGCGGCGCAGGGTCTCCAGATTTTTGATGGTGCCCAGGCCGGGGTTGGCCTTTTGCCAGTTGGCCTCGTCGGTGAGGTCGTCCACGCTGTCCAGCTCGTAGATCATGGCCAGCACGGTGTCGTCCTCAAAGCCCTCGATGCCGTCCAGCATGTTGCTGGCGGCGGCGTACTCCTCGTCGTACAGGCCATTGCGCACCGTGCCCGCGGTGGTGGTGATGAACTCCATCGGCTGCTCGCGGGCGCTCATGCCATCCACGATCACGTTGGAGAGGTCGATGCCCTGCCAGGCGTGGATCTCGTCCATCAGCGCGCCGTGGACGTTCAGGCCGTCCTGCGTCTCGCTGTCCGCGCCGAGCGGCTTCATTACGCAGCCGTCGTACCTCTCCCGGCCGACGATCTCCGCCACCAGGCACTTGAGCCGCCGGGACAGCGCCGGGGACTTGCGCACCATGCGCCGGGCCTCCAGCCAGATGATCTTCGCCTGGTCCTTCTTGGTGGCGGCGCAGTAGATCTCCGCGCCGGGCTCGCCGTCGGCGATCAGCAGGTACAGCCCTACCGCCGCGGCCAGTGTGGACTTGCCGTTCTTTCGGCCTACCACCAGCATCACCTTTCGGAACCGGCGCAGGCCGGTGTTGACGTCGATGAACCCGAAGGCCGCCGCGATCAGCGACCGCTGCCACAGCTCCAGCACGACGGGCTTGCCGCCCCACTTGCCCTTGGTGTGCTTGCAGAATCCCTCGATGAAGAACAGCGCATGGTTGGCGCGGTCCGTATCGTAGACCCATGGCTCGCGCGGCGTCTCGATGTCCCGCGCCAGCCGCCGGACCATCTCCCGCACCTTGCGCGGCACCCGGATCCGGGCGTCCTGTATGGCGCGCCAGTAGTCCAGCACTGGATTCCCGTAGGCCTCCACGCTGCGGGCATAGGCCGAGAGCATGCGACTAGCCATTCCGGATCATCTCGAACTCGTCAAAGCCGTCGTCCGGGACATTTGTCCCGGCGCCGTCCGGCAGCAGGTCGGTGATCTGGCGCACGATGGCCGCGTAGTTCTTCACGGTGGTGTTGTAGATGTCCACCTCCGGGGCCTTCTTCGTGCCCCACTGGTTTTCGCCGTTCTGGTACTCGGATGTGTACCCGTTTTCGCGGATTTTGACCTCCAGATCCTCCAAAGTGACCTTCATGAAGGCCGCGCGGTGCATCAGATCGTCGCCGATTTTCTTCACGGCGGCGCTGCCCGAGATGGCGATCGCTTTTTTGAGTTTTCTATATTCCGCCTCGGTTTTTTGCGCCGGCGTCTTTTCACTGGCCCTCGCCATGGACCACACCCCCCTCCGCGCGCCCTGTGCGTTCTCCCGATG